TCAAGATGGCTCATCATCTAACACAACTACAAACAACACAACTACAAACAACAATAACTCTTACACCGGCGACCAACGCACGGTGCCTTCTGCATCTGCACCAGGTATCTCCGCAATGTCACAAGATCTTTGCACTGTAGGTGTCTCTGCGGGTATGCAGAAACCATTAATAGGTGCGAGTATTGGTATTACAAAACGTGATATGAATTGTGAACGTATGAAGTTATCTAAACTATTATTTGATTTTAACATGAAAGTTGCTGCTGTATCTATACTATGTCAAGACAGCAGGGTATTTCAAAGCATGGCACATGCTGGTACACCTTGTCCGTTTAATGGTAAGATTGGTGACGACGCACTAGAAGAATGGAATAAATACGACAAAGAAAGACCAGACTACGAAGAATACGTGGCGTCATTAAGATATATGGAAAAAGTAGATAACAAAATCTTGGAGGAACTAAATGAAGAACCTAGTATTGTTGACGGTAATGGCAACGCTGTTATCCTCGGTAGCCAAGACTGACGTAGTAGTTATACCAGACACACCAAACGTAGGCGACACAACTACAATTACCACTGTAACAACAGGCAACCCTGTTACAACAGATAATTTAATATCACACGATTTTATAGATGGCACATGGAATGGTTCTATGTTTCCTGACTCATCTGATATTAATGAAAACATTTATCTTACAGGCAAAGACGGCGCATATGCAGAGACTACAATTAAATCAGAAGACTACGTATCAATAGAAGAATTAAGATTAGGTTTTACTTCTAACTTTAATGCTGACATACGATGGTGGAATCCAACCGAGTCAACAGTCACAATGTATCAAATAGCGTCTAATGGTGTTGACACTACAACACAAAGCACAACATTTGAAGACACAACAAACCACAATTATCAGTTTAATAATTATGGCAACACTTTGATTATGAATGCTGACCCAGACATGACACACGGTACACTTACAGCAGGTTTTAGTTTTGATATACAAGGTAATAAAAACTACAACGGAGGTCATGCAGGTGTAGATGTAAAAGATCCAACATTAACCATAGACTACACTGCACTATCAGCAACAACCGTGACAACAGTTGAATATTGTTGGCAAAAGAACCCACCTACATGTCCTGGGCAAGACGAAATAGATATTGTTGAAGATATAATAGACGACATTGATACTATTATTTACGACATACCTGACGACTTCTTTGAACCAGAGCCTATTCCAATAGATATTGAATACTCATTCAATGATGAATACTTTGAAGAAGATTTTGATATACAAGATGACTATATAGTAGCTGACGAATTTTTTTTTGAAGACGATTACTATCAAGATGACTATTACGAAGAGTTTGACGTGGTCTACGTTTCTGAAACAGATATTGACATGGACATGGATGTAGATTGGAATGATTCTAATGTAGATGTAGATTGGAATGATTCTAATGTAGAACTGTTTGATGATCTGCCTCTGGTAGAGGAGGCGGTTATAGATGACATAGTTATGGAAGAGGAAATGTTTGTAGAAGAATTTACAGAAGAAATGCAAGAAGAGTTTATAGAAGAAGTGTATGAAGAATTTGTAATAGAAACAGAACCTGAACCAATGCCTGAACCAGAGCCAGAACCAGTAGAAGAGGTGGCCATGGTAGAGGAAGAAATTATAGAAGAAGAACCAATTGAAGAGGAAATTATAAATGAAGAAGTTGCAGAGCAACCCAGTAGCGAAGAAGTTATTGCAGACGAACCAGCACCGACAACAGAGATTGCCAA